GCGCCACTTTGAACGGGGCGTAGCTGGTCAGTAGATCCGTCTTCGCCTTGGTCTTGGCTTCCAGCTTGTCTACGTCAGTAGGGAACTTCTTATCAATCAGGTCCATGCCCTTTTCGATAATGTCCCCACCACCAAAGATCGTTTGCCAAATTCCCATAATGTGTTCCTTTATTTGTTAACCCAACCATCGGCCAGTTGTTTCGCCAGTTCCCGCATTTCCTGATGGTCTGAAGCGCCAGCACCACCGTTTTGTATTGCAGCCAGTTCGGCACCGTAAGTCGGATACCGTGTCTTCATAATGGCTTCAATAATAGTGTCCCGATCAGCCAACTTGTCTACACATGCCGTAGTGTAAACGTGAGTGCTAGCGTTACCACCGTCCTCAGTAATGACCTCTTTAGTCTGGTGGTTAAAGTTAATGCGAAGTTTCCGGCCCATGACCTGGTAGGTTTCCAGTTCAACGGGCGACTGCGTTACTGATTTATGCATATTCAAGTACCCTTTTTGCGGGCTGCCAAAGCCCCTTGTTGTTCAATGGTTTTATCCATCCCCAATACGACAATAGACTGAATACAAACCCTTCTGAAACACAATATAAGTAACGCTCTTTAATTGCTGAACGCAGGCGCAACTTTGTTGTGTAAAAAACGTAACCACAAAAATCCAACCCATTATCAATTAACGAGCGGACTACCCAAGTTGGTTTTATTTTTAAACCTAAACCTTCAACAACTCGCGTAATTCTTACTCTTGCAGACTGCAACCACTTTTTACAGGTGCCTAAGACTACAATATCGTCGCAATATCTAAAGTAGCTCTTCGCCTTTAAACTTTGTTTTGCAAACCAATCAACAACAGACAATACCAAGTTACCTAGTATTTGGGAGATGTAGTTTCCAATAGGCAAGCCTTTAACGCTATCAATAATGTTGTACAACAGCTTTAAGGTTTGCTTGCACTTTATAAAACGCCTAATCACTCTCTTTACTATGCTGTTCTTAATGGATGGGTAGAATTTCTTTACATCCATTTGTAAATAATAGGTGGGTTTATGCTCTTGGATTTTCTTGTTTACCCTGCGACGGGCATCAGAGGTACCACGCCCCTTTAAAGATTGAAAAGTATCTCTGATAAGAGAACTCTCCCAACGTTCACCTACAACCTGCATAATGGCGTGATGCACGATCCTGTCAGGGAAGTAAGGCAGTACATGGATGGTTCTAACCTTACGGCCCTCTCTGCGTTTCTTTACAGTGTACTCGGACGTTGTGAAACGCCCCTGCATCAAATCACCTTGGAGTTGGGCAATTCTCAAATCCGCGTTTTGACTTACCCAGATCACCTCATCGTAGTGACCCTTTCCTTTTGAAGCGTTTCTGTGCGCTTCCTTCAAATTCTCAAAAGACACAATCTTATCGAAAACATTGCCAAGTCTTTTCATAAGCATTCCCTAATGCTATACAGCGCCCAAGCTTTTCGCCGTAACTACTAGGCTCTTATGGGATGCGTTTCTGCCATTCCGGCAAGACAGGTAGTTTTCCTTAAACTTTATAGCAAGCTGCCTGGCGATATTCCGATTCCGATTGCCTGACCCATTGTTCACATTCACGTAAGAAGGACTGTCATTCGTACCATTCGTCGTATTGCTACCTACATGGGCTATCTGCTACATCCCTTTATCAACTACCTAGCCTTTCATTCTGTATAGACATTCCTCCTTCAGTTGGTTGATTTAAGGGCGTTATAATAACGCCCTGTCACTTAGGGTTTCCCAGAAAAAGCAAGCCGCCCGGCGTCACCCCGATCCCGAAAGCCCGACCCAGCGAGCACATTCACGCAAGAAGGACCGTCACTCGCACCATGCGCCGCATTGCCACCCACAAGGGCCATCCGCCAACCAGGATTTTGCCAATAATGGTCAGCAAACGCAGTGGACGAGTTACCGCCAGAGTCCGAAGGTACATCACCGAGGGTTTCGTGCTGGACGTTTCGGATATAACCATTCGACGATGGTGCTGCTTCACCGAGTTGGTTGTAACCGGTCGTTGTGTCATCTGCGAACGTGGACGGGTCGTTGCTGATATACCAGATCCAGTCATTGACATTGAAACCATCAACAAACTGCCAGGCGTTACCCCAGAAGTTCTCAATGCCCCGATAACTCATCCAAGCAGTGTCACGACTGGTGCTGTCTACCCCACCACTGCCGTTGCCAATAGTGTTGGATTTGCCTGCAACCGAGTGAGGTGAGTCTGACTGGTTACTGGACGAACTCGGGTAACCGGAACTCACATTACTATTACCAGCCGCCAGCAACGCCTGACCATCGAATCCGCCGTACTCAACGAAGAACAGCAGCTTGATCAGATTCCATTGCCAAAATGTCCACTGGTGCCACCCCGCACCTCGGTTACTGGCCAACTGACGCATCTGTGCTCGGGTAACGCCCACCATCGGGTAACGACCAGACACGGACGCCAGAATGTCGTTTGCGTAGTCCACACGGCTGTCGTTGTTATCAAGGTTCAGACCGTCGATATATTGGGAGGCAGAGGTGTCATAGACGCTGGCTTGGTAAGCACCTACATGTGTTACATCACGTTCCTCGGTGATGTTGGTGCAGTGCCACATCTTCACTTCTGGATCGTATTGCCAGCCCGTACCCGCTTTCACAAACGCGGGGTGTAGGACAAAACCGGATCGAGGATACTCACTGATTTCCCGCTTCACATCACCATTAAACAGTTTGCTGAACCGGACATAGCATTTGACCATTTCTACAACTACTTGGCCGTCAGTGCCATCCAAATTCGCCGGTGATCCATCAGCCTTCAGAGTGGAATCGTGCGGATCGAGATAGTAAGCAACGGTGCCGTCGTCTCGCAGTACACAACGGCGCATCTTTTCATGGATGGGCGTGACACCAGTCGTGATCTGATCTCTGCTGTAGCTGTCCGACACAGGGTTCCAAACCATGTTTGCAGAGCGGCGAGGCTCGAAGTAATTAGACAGGTCTACATCACCGGTTTCACCCTGGACACTATCGACGGTATTTACTTCGGCGCCGGCTTCTACACCAGAGAGCTTCGATTTTTCCGCATCCGTGTAGTCGTTGGTGGACAACCCTTTACCGGTGATCTTCTGCACATACTGGGTGTGAGGATCGGTCTTGCCTTCGTGAGCTGTAACAGCATCACTCGCCGCCGTTTCCGCTGTGCTCGCTGATTGCGCCGCGCTCGCCTCACTGGTCGCGGCGTTGCTGGCAGACGTACTGGCCTCACTGGCTTTGGTGGTCGCAGTGTCTGCCGCTGTCTGGGCCGTGGAAGCTGATCCAGCCGCATTGGTGGCCGAGTCCGAAGCATTACCCTCAGAAGCGGCAGCCGCACTCGCGGCGGTTTGTGCATCATCCCGAGCGCCAGTAGCCGTGGTAGCCGCCGAGTTTGCAGTAGACGCAGAATCGGCCGCATTGGTTTCAGACGTAGCTGCGGCACTGGCACTGGCTTCGGCATTGGCCGCTGCCGTGGTGGCTACATCCTCTGGAACCAACCACACAGAGCCGGAGTAATACCGAAGCTCATTTTCCGTGGTGTTCAGGTAAGAGGCCCCGTCCTGCAGAGCATTGCCATCATTATCCGTGGTGGGGTCACTGGCCTTGGGCCCCAGGTACATATCCCCGAACTGATCCAGGAGCTGAGCCGTCGAGGCTTCCGCCGCTTCAGCACCCTGTCTAGCAGTCTGGGCCGCACTGGCATCACTGCTGGCAGACGTAGCCGAGGAAGCTGCATTGGCTTCAGACGAAGCGGCGGCACTGGCAGACCCGGCAGAGGCGGTCTCGCTGGCTTTGGCGTTGACTTCCGAAGTAGACGCTGCATTGGCATATTGGGAAGCCAGGTTCTTGGACTGCAGAGCATTACTCTCGCTGGCCTTTGCGGCAGTTTCAGAAGCCATGGCCGCATCGGCACTGGTACCGGCAGTGGTGGCAGAAGCAGCGGCTTCACTGGCTGACAGGGCGGCGTTGGTCTCTGACTGGAATGCGGCCGTGGCACTACCGGCTGCGGCAGATTCCGAATTGGACGCATTGATCTCACTGGCCAGGGCCGCATCTTCAGAGTTCGCGGCATTGGTCTCACTGAGTTTAGCGGCTTGCTCGGACGCCAAGGCATTCGCTTCACTGGCCGCTGAGGCCTGTTCTGAAGCCAGAGCATTGGCTTCACTGGTAGCAGCCGCAGCAGCGGAACTGGCCGCAGCTACCTGACTGTTCGACGCGGCGGTTTCAGAGGCCTTGGCGTGTTGCTCGGACACATCCGCATTGGTCGCACTGAGGCTGGCCGATTCTTCGGAAGTCAGAGCCGCTTGCTGGGAAGCCAGTGCCTGATCCCTCAGAGTGGTTGTAGTCGCTGTGTTGGTCTGAACTTCAGCACGATCCGCCTCAACCTCATCCCG